GGCACCCTCGCCGTGATGAAAGGCGGCATCCGCTGCCGCCAGATCGAGCCCCGCCGGCAACTCATCGCCGCGGACGCCCCGCCAGAACACACGTTCAAAGACGTCACGGGCCGCCGCCTCGTCGATCAGGCGGATGTCATCAGCATCGACGTCGCCATCGTGATCGAGATCGAGGCCCAGGCGACGCGCCAGGCGGAGCGAGACGCCCCATTTCGTGGCACCGCCGGGGTCTTGCGGGTGGTTGACGAAGCGGTCGCCGCCTTCCACGCGCATGATGGTCTCGAAAGTCGTACTCAGATTGTCCTGCATTGCAGGGCCTCCACATGCAAAAAGGGCGGCTTCCCGCAGGAACCGCCCTTCAACGCGCCAGATGCGCATACCGTATTACCGAGGGGCGAGGCAGAGGATCACAGCGCTCCGCCACGCCGGGCCTGCACGATCTTCAGGACCAGATCCTGCACCCCCCGCGGCCCGAGATACGCCAACCCCACGACGACCGCGAGCCGCACCTCGCCCTCGACAAGTCCTGCCCAGGACGCCACGCCGTCGGCAATCAAGGCGATGCCGACGGCTGCGATCAGTTCCCAGATCAGGTGCCGCGACCACCACCGTCGGCGGCCCTGCTGCACCTCGCCGACGTGGTAGAGCAGCCGGCCGATATAGGCGGCCAACAGTTGCAGGCCCACGAGATCGGCGAGGTGCCGAAGTTGGGACCAGATCCAGTCGAGCGCATCCACCGGGGCCGCTCCTTCTCGTTTTTCGTGTGATTGATCAGGACTTCGCAACTTCAGCCTGTAGGGCGCAGACATAGCCGCCGCTATCGAGGCGATGCTCGACGCGGCTGATGATCCAGTCGCCGTCGGCGCCGGCACGGAAGCCGGCAAGGGTCAGGCGGGTTTCGGCGGCCAGCGCCGGCCGGCCGGGAAGGTTCAGATCCAGGGTTGCCGCCCCGCGCCGGAAGGCATCGAGCCGTGCGGCTGCCGCCCGTTGAGCCTGCGACGGATCGGCATAGGTGTGGCGCAGGGTGTGGACCGGCTCCCCCTGCCCCGCCGTCACGGTGCGGGTCTCCGCCGTCGCGTCATCGCGCCAGGTCGCAGCGACGGCGGCATACTTCCCCCGCTTGGCCAGGGTCACCCGCCAGTCGGTCACCTCGGACGGCAGCAGCGTGATGGCCGGCATCGCCTGCCCGGATGCGGCCCGTGCCTCGCCGCGGGGCACGAACAACAACTTGCCATGCGCCGGCTTGGCGATCGCCCCGATGTCTCGCGCAAGCCGGGTCAGAAAGGCGATGTCGCTTTCTTCGGTCTGGTCGGCATGCGGCACGGCCTGGTCACGCAGCCCTGCGGCAATCACCGGATCGAAGCCGTGTTCCCGGGCGATGGTCTCGACGATCGCCCCCAGCGTCGTGCGATGCCATGACCGGCTGCGCTGCACCTTCAGCCGGCCGAGCGCCGCATGATCCCGGCTGTCGCTCGCCTTGGCCCGCACCGACATCCGCCGTTCCGGCCCCTCGATCTCGACTTCATCAACCCGAAACCGGCCGAGATCGACGACACCGCCGGTCTCGGCATAGCCGATCCCGACGACCATCTCTGCCCCCTCGGGCGGCAGAGGTACAGTGCCGTCACGATCATCGATCACCAGCGCCGCAACATCGCTGGTGAGGCCGGCTTCATCTGTGATGGCAAGCGATACCAGCCGGTCGGCGATCCTGGCGGTGATGTCGAGATCGTCGAGGGCCACCTTGAAGACGGGTGTCATTCCATGACACTCCCCCGAAGAGGCGCCTACCTCAATCCCACAGCCGCACCCGCCCCGTCGGCGCCTCGGCCGGTGCCAGTTCGGGCAGCAGGATCTCGATCCCCGCAGGCAGCTTCGGCCCGCGAGCTTCAAGATCCGGGTTCGCGGCCAGGATCGCTTCGGTAGCGCCGGCCGTGTGGCCATAATGGGCCCAGGCGATCGCGTCGATCATGTCGCCGTCGCGGGTGAGATAGCGCAGCATCACCGCACCTCCCGGCCGGCAGCACCATTTTCGGTGACCGCGGTCGCCCCAGCGGTGCCGGGACCGTCGTCACCATAGATCGAGAGCGAGATCCGGAAGTCGATCCGCAGGGGCGCGCCCTCGGGGATATGGCGGGTGCCGCTTTCTTCGACCGATGTCACCACCCACCGCCCCAGCACTTCGCCCAGCCCTGAGACCAGCACCTGCGGCGTGCCGGCCGCCGCGAGGGCTCGCAGTCGGGGCACCTGGCCCAGGCCGCCCCGATAATGCGGGTAGATGATGCCGTCCAGATCGATGGTCTCGGCGCCGGGGCCGATCCATTGCAGGGCCGGCCGGCGGCCGATCCGGTCGATCGCGGCCCAGCGGTACCCGGCGGCCCGGCGCAGGGTCTGATAGGCCGCGGTCGCGATCGAGAAGCGGAACTCCCCAAGCGCGAGCATCACAAGGGTGGTCATTCCGCCCCTCCCCTTTCGTCTAGTCGTGATTGGCCGCCCGCCGGCGGGCCTCTGCCTCGCGCAGCACCTGATTGATCTGCCGGCGGATTTCGGTCGCCAGAACCTGCGGATCCGTTCCGGGCGCCGCGGTGATCGAGAAGTTGACGGTCATGTTGATGCCGCCATCCACAACCGCCGGCGGCGGGGCGGCCGAAGCCGGCGCCGCAAGCGCGGCCACCGTTCCAGCCGTCGCCGCAAGGCCGCGGCCGGTGCGGGCAGCCAGCCCCGCCACGCCTCCGGCCGGACCGGAGCCGCCTGTCGAAGAAGGCTGCGGAGGTGCAGACGCGCCCGCGGCGGTGCCGCCCCCGTCCCCGGTCACCCAGTTCCAGGCCTTGCCCAGGGTGTCGCGCACCGATCGGATCGGCGCCGTAACCAGTTCCGAGACACGTGACCAGACGGCAGACGCGGCCTGCAGCACACGATCCCAGATCCCGCCCAGCAGATCGGGCAGCACCGACCAGGCCTCTGTGACCAGGTCGGCGGGGCTCCAGGCGATAGCTGCCTTGAGCCAGTCCCAGGCGTCGGATGCGCCATCGACCACCGCCGACCAGACCCCCGCCAGCCCGTCGGGCAGAGCCTGCCACAGCCGCACCACCAATCCGGCCGGTGTCCAGGACAGGATGGTTTTCATCCATTCCCACGCCACGCCCAGCGCCCCGGTGATGTCGCCCCAAAGGCGTTCGAAAAACGGCCCCACGGTCTCCCAATTGGAGATGATCAGGCCTGCCGCCAGGGCGATCCCGCCGATCACAAGGCCGATGGGATTGGTCATGAAGGCCACGCCCAAAGCGCGCAGGCCGGTGATGACTGCCGGGAAGGCCCGCACGGCGACCCCCCACAGGGTGGCGCCGAACGCGGTCACCCCGGCGATCGCCGAACGGATCGCCCCACCTGCGCCCATCATCGCCATGCGCGCGCTCGCCAGCTGGGTGGCGGCCGAGAACGCCACGGTGCGTCCGGTCGCCAGAGCATACGCGACCTGTACCCCCAGGATCGCCTTCTTCACCACGAGGGCCCCACCAGAGACGAAGGTCCAGGCATAGCCGAGGCCGATGGAGGCAAGCTTGAGGCCGACGAGCCCGGTTGCGACACCGATCACCGCCGTGGTCAGGATCGGGAAGTTCTCGGCAAGGCTGGCCCCGACCTGCACCACCGACACCAGCGGCGTGATGACGGCGTTCATGCCGGGCAGCAGAAGAGTACCGAACGCCGCTGCCGCGTTGGTGACGTTGTTGCCGAGGATCTTCATCTGCCCGGCCGAGCTTTTCACGAAGCCCTCGTAGGCCTTGTCCACGATGCCGCGGCTGCTGGTCGCAAGATCATCCTGATCCTTGCGCAGACGGCTGAGTTCCTTGCCCAGCAGGTGGACCGCCTTCACGCCTTCGTCGCCGAACACCTGCTGGAGCTTGTCCTTGACGTCCTGATCCATGCTTTCGCCAAAGCCGCCAATGGCCGCCTCCATGTTCTCCATGGTGGCAACCATGTCCAACTGGTTGTCCTTGGTTTTCGCCAGATCAAAGCCGAATTCCTGCGCGGCCTTGGACATCTGGCGCAAGGTGGCGGACAGGGCGGTACCCGCCTCACCGCCCTGCAAGCCGGCAGTATTCAGAGCACCCAGCAGCGCGAGCCCTTGCTCAAGCGCCATGTTGTTCGAGAGGATGGCCGGCGTGGCATTCTTCATGCTCTCGCCCAACTGGCCAAAGTCTCGGATCTGGTACTTGAATTGTGTGCGCGTCAACAGATCGCCGATGCGCTGCATCTTCTCCTCGGCTGCGCCGGAGAACTGCGACCCCATGTTGTTGAAGACGGTGGCAACCACCTCGCCGACCTGCTCAGGCACGCCATTGGTGACCGTCGCCACCTTCGCAACGACCGACGCGCCCGCCTTCGCCACCCCGGCCTCCAGACCGGCGCTGTTAAGCGCGTACTGAATGTCGATCATCTCGTTGGCAGTCGTCATGCCACCGCTGGAGAAGGCCACAGCCTGCCGCCGGGCCTCGACCATGGCGCGGGCGACCGCCTGTGCCTGTGTTTCCCCGGCCTGAGCCGTGGCATTGATGACGGTTCCCAGGCGCACCTGGGCGGATTCAAGGTCCATGGCCGCCTTGATGGGTGCGCCGAAGGCAGCACCCAAGGCAATCACGTCCATCGCCTGCCCACGCAGATCGGCACGACGCTCCTTCACCGCGTCGATGCGGGCGTTGGTCTGCGCCAGCGCCTCGTACTTCTTCTTCAGGGTATCGAGCGTCGCGCCGAGGCGACGTTCTTCGACCGTCAGGTTGCGGGTGGAAATGCCTGCGCGCTCGATCTCGGCCCGCATGGTGCCCAGCGCGGTTTTCTGGGCGAGGTAGGCCCCGCGGGCACCGTCGGCCGCCTGTGCGGCACGCACGATGGCCTGACGCATCCGGTTGGTCGGCTGGTCGGTCTCGCGGATCTCGCGCTTGAGTTCTTCCAGCCGCTGCCTGGCTGCCAGCCATTCCTTGCCCGCCGCCTTGACCGCCGCCTCCTGGCGCTTGAAGGCAGCGAGTTTCGAGGACTGCCCCTGGACCTGAGAGATCGCATCACCCAAGCGCCCAAGTTGATGTTCAGCTTGGGAGATGGCAGTCTTGAACCCGGCCCCTATCGTCGCACCGATCGCGACGGAGATGGCCCCAACAACGGTATTGGACGCCATGCAGTACCTCGTTTTTCTGGTGTGGGTCCCGGCCGAGACGCTTCTCAGGCTGGCGGACGGGCAGCCGTTCACCGACGCATGGGCCGGGGCCTGGGCGCACGGTCTGCTTGCCGGGCTCACCGCCCTGCTGGTGTCGCGGGTGCTGGAGCGGCGCCCCGGTTAACGCGATCCGATCGCAGAACGCCTCGCAAGCGAGGCGCCCAGCTGGATCTATCCCCGTCCGTGCGCCTGAACCCGCGCCGCCGTCGAGAGCCAGGCCTCCAGATCGGCTTCGTCGAAGTCGAGCATGTCCCCCAGCCCCCACCCGGTGGCGAGGCCCAGGGTCACGCAGGCGGTTCGGATGTCTTCGAGTGGACTTTCCGAAAACCCAGATAGGCACGCTGCAGCGCCTCGTAGTCGGCTTCGTCCAGATCCTCGATCACCTCGGGTGTCACCTCACAGAGGTTGGCGAACAGGCGGACCTCCTTCTCGGCATCGCTGCCGCCGAGCCGGTCGACGAGGAGCCGGTCGCGCACCCTGGAGCGGCGCATGATCAGCTGACGATGATCGCTGCCCTCGACGGTAACCGGCAGGGTGAGCGGGATGGTGACGGTACGGGCGACGGTCATGGGCCGTGGTCTCCCTTCACAGGATCAGATGCCGAGGGCGGTGCGGACGGCCTGGAGCCGGTCCTGCCCGCCCACGCGGCGCACCATGTTGGCAACGTCGATCTCGATCACCGTGGTGCCGTCGATGTCGAGCCGGTAGTAGCGGAGTGCGAGCGTCGCCTGCGGGCCGGCCTTGGAGCCGACCTTCGCCGAGCCGGAGGCGAGCTTGGTGATCTGGCCGCGCATCACCGCCACCATCGGGGTGACGGTGTTGTCATCGGCGACCAGGGCGCCGCGGAAGGTCCACGGCACCGATGCCCCTTCGCTCAGGCCCCACAGCCGATACAGGTCGGCGGCATGCTCGGCGAAGGTCACCTGCGCAGTCAGGGCATCGAGCCCCATGTCGATGGCGGCCGGCGCATCCATGCCGCCGGCGCGGTGCTCTTCGGTCTGAACCGACAGCTCAGGCAGCTGGACTTCATCGACCCGCCCGGCATAGCCGCGACCGTCGACGAACAGGTTGAAGTTCTTCAGGATCTTGGGGATCACGGGTCCGTCTCCGGAAAAAGCGACGGCCCGCCGGGAGGCAAGGCTCCGGGCGGGCCGTCAGTCGGCGGGAGGATCGGAGAGGCAGGCGGCAGGATCAGGCCGCGCTGACTGGTCGGGCGCAAATCTCGTCGATGCAGTCGTTGACCAGGCGCGACCGGAAAGTAATCCGTTCCACCGGACAGGCCAGGGTCAATTCAAGTTCCAAAGAGGCCTTGCGCTGTGCGACCTCGGCTGCCGGATTGGCGGCCGGGTCTGCCCAGCATCGACCGCCCAGGATCGCCCCGATCGAGGTGAGGTGACGGAGAGAGGCATTTTTCTCCTCGACCATGTCATCGACATAGGCACTGGTGATATTGCGGTCGACGGTCATGGGCGGTGGTCTCCCTTCAGGACTGGACAGGATCAGACTTGGAGCCGGTCCTGCCCCGCGCACGCGGCGCACCATGTTGATAATTTTAGTTTACCACCCCGGGTGCCGTCGATGTCAATCCGGCAGTACCGGAGAGGCAGGCGGCCGGATCAAGCCGCGGCGACCGGCCGGACGAAAATCTCGTCGATATAGTCGTCGACGAGGCGCGACCGGAAGGTGATCCGCTCCGCCGGATAGGGCGGGGTGAAGTCGAAGTCGAAGCAGACTTTGCCCTGCGCGACCTGATCGGCCGGATTGGCGGCCGGGTCCGCCCAGCACCGGCCGCCCAGGATCGCCCCGATCGAGGTGAGGTGACGGAGATAGGCATTCACCCCCTCGACCACGTCATCGACATAGGTTCGGGTGATGTTGCGGTCGACCGCCCAGAAATGCGCCTCCAGGATCGATTGGTTGATCATGTCGGCCGTCCGCCGCGCCTGCAGGAAGGCCCATTTCGGATCGGATGAGGTAGTGCGGTTGCCCCAGATGCGATAGCCATCCCGGTGGATAATGGTGGCCACCTCACGTTCGTTCAGCAGGTTGGCGCGGGACGAGGTATCGCCGAGTGCGAAGTCCACCGGTCGGCTGGTGCCGACGATGCCATTGATCACCATGTTCGACGGCGACCACCAGAAGCCGCGCTCCGCATCGGACTTCGCGATCCCCCCGGCGATCCGAGCGCTCGGCGGTTCGCGGACGGTCGCGTTGGTCCGGGTGTCATAGACCAACACCCAGGGATCAAGGATCCAAACCCGCCCCGACCCCCAATCCTCGCGATAATCGATCGCTGCGGCATCGTCGATATCGGGACCATCGGCAACGATCACCGCCTTCAGGCGTTCAGCGATGCCGGCCATCTCTGCCACCACCGGATTGGCGCCGAACGTACCGCCAAGGTCGGGGCGCTGATGGGTAAAGCCGGGCGCGATCAGGATCCGCGGCGAGACCTTGACCACGCTTTCGGCCGCGACCAGGGCATGCACCCCGCGCCAGCCGGCCGCATCCGCGCCGCCGATCACATCGCCCAGGCCGACGGCCGCCGGATCCAGCCGACGGAACCCGACCGACAGGCTGGCCCCGGGCAGGATCGCCCCGCCTGCCACACGCACCAGGCGCCCGGCCGCGCGATCGAGGATCCAGTCAGTGCCTTCAGCCAGGGCGATGGTGTAGGTGACCCGCACCGCCGCACCAGCCGGAATGCTGCCCGTGGCCTTCCGGGTGATCACCCCGCCCGCCACCGTATATCCCGTGTCGGCATAGGGCGCGCCGCCATCGGCCGGGGCGATCGCCTCGACCGTGGCGCCGGCAGGGATCGCGATGGTACCGGGTGAGCCCGTGAACCGCGCCGGGGCCGTCACCGGCCCGTCAACCGTCGCCGAAATCACGCCGGCACCAAGGGGGATCCCGCCGGCATCATCGAACTGCCGCGGCGCCGCTGCCACGGTTTCGACATGGGCCGGGTTGTCAGGATCGGCGACGTTGATCACCACCACCACCGCCCCGGTCTGGTCAAAGATCCCATCGAGGGCGGCGGGGATGGTGAAGCCGGCGGCAGTGGCGGCAGAGCCGAAGATCGCGGCCGCCTCGATCCGGTTGCCGGCGATCAGCACCGGCGTGTTCACGGGGCCGGTCGGCGCGGTACCCACCAGCCCGATCACCGCCGAGCGCACCGTGCGGATCGGTCGCGGGCCGTCGTCGATCTCGACGATCTCAACGCCATGGAGAAAGTCAGTCGCCATAGATCAGTATCCCCTGAGCGCGGTGCGCGCCGCGGTCACGGCGGCCTCGATCGCGGTGGCATCATCCAGCAGGTCCAGGCCGTGCTTGGCCGAGACGCGGATGGCTTCGATATTGGCTGCAGCGGCGATCCAGGCGGCGCGGGCGGCCAGGATCTCGTCGGCCAGCGCGTCCACGGTCATGGCGCGGGCCTGGGCCTCGGCCGTCAGCATCGGCCAGGCCGAGGCGTCGGCCGGGCGGCCGGCCGCGACGAAGGCCTCGGCAGCGTCGGCCTTCATCTGATAGATGCCGTCCTGGCCGGCAAGCGGGCTGGCATGGCGGCCGCGGGCGGCAACCGCAGCCGCGTCGATCGCGCGCCGGCCCTGTTCGCGGGCATCCTGGATCGCCGCTGCGGCATAAACCCCGGCCGGCAGGCCCAGCATGGCCGCAGCATCGGCATCGGTCACGCCGGCATAGCGGCGCCCGTCATAGATGATATCCATAGGGGAAGCCTCAGAGTACGATGGAGGAGAGGACGTTGTAGACGCGGCCGGTCGCATCGGTCTTCAGGCCGGCCACGAGGTCGCTATAGGTCAGGCCCTCAGGCAGGACGTTGTTCGCCACGCCGAAGATCGCCGGCTGCTGTGCGGCATTGAGCAGCACGCCCCGGCCGGCAACGCTGCGGGTGATGGTGCTGCCGTAGATCTGCAGCCACATGCTGGCGGTGCCGCGGCCGCGGTTGACGAACGAGGTCGTGCCGAGGGTGATATCGCAGAACAGCACCCCGACCAGGGCACCCATCATATCGACGCGGCGGACCAGGCCATCGGACGCCACCGTCTCCAGATCGGTGGGGGTCGCCGTTTCCAACGCGCAGTAGATGAAGGAGAGCGATGCGTCCTGAACATAGAAGCCATAGACTTTGTTCTCATCTGCGCTGAGCCGCTGACGGATGATCGGCCTGTTACCGGTCGTCAGGTTGCCCTGACAGCGGAACTGAATCGTTTTGTTACGCAGATAGATGTCCGCGTCGATATCGTAAACATGCGGCGCCGCCGCCAGATAGATGATCCCATGACCACCTACCGGCACGGCGTCACAGGCCGCCTTGATCGTGCGGAACGGCTTGCTGCTGCTGGTGCCCGAGTTGGTGTCGGCGCCGGTCACGGCGTTCAGATAATAGGTCTTCGAATTGTTCGGGATCGCATTCAGCGCATTGGCGACCGACTGGTCGATCGTCTGCGCCTTGGTGCGATAGGTCTCGTAGAGCGAGTCGACCTTGCCCGTCAGGGCGGCGATCTCGGTTTCGAGGGCGGTGAATGCCATCGATCAGGCTCCTTCGGCAAGGCGGGCCATTGCCTCGATATAGGCAGGCGACCCTTCGTGGTAGACAGGGTGGACGGGGTAGCGGGTGCGGATCACGGTGGTGCCACCACCGTCTTTCGGCACCGGCGGCAGGAAGATCCGGACACCGCTGGCACGGACCGCGCGGGCAGTGCCGCCGGCATCCAGGGCGAAGCGTGCGCCGGCGCTGGTGTCGGCGTCGTCGCCCGCGACATCGCCCTGGAACAGGCTGTCGGGCGTGACCCAGTTGACGCTGGCGGCACGGTAGCCGTTGTAGGGGGATGCCTCGGTGCCGGCGCCGGTGATGGTGGTCTGTTCGGGGATGCCGTAGGGGTTCCAGCTTTCCAGCGGCGTGCGCAGGATCAGCTCCAGCGGGATCGCCCAGCTCGCCCGATAGGTGCGGCCGTCGCGTTCGAAGCCCGAGACGCGCTCCTGCGTGGTCAGGGCGGCCCAGAGGGTGGGGTCGTTGAAGCCGCGATGGAAACCGGTGCGCCCTGACGCATCCGGCACGCTCAGGCTGGCACGCCGGCTGTAATAGGCGGCGTTCAGCGTGGTGCCGGCGCTCCAGCCGGTAATCTGCTTCCATTTACTGTCTTCGAAATACTCTTCCAGCAGAGTGGCGCCGGCACCGTCGAGCCCCGGAATCTTCTCCATCCAGGTATCCGGGGTCTTCAGCGCGAAGCGGGCATAGCGACTACCCTCCACATCCGCCGGCACCTCGTTGCGCATCCGGGTCGGCACATCGTCGACGAAGGCGACCATGTCCGAAATCTTGTGATCCTTCAGCGTCGAGACGGTGCGGGTCAGGATGCGGTAGCGCAGCACCGCGATCTGAGGCCGGCCGCGGATCGACCGCACGGCCACCGGCACGAACGGGTTGTTTTCGGCCCGCAGTTTGGCACCGGTGGTGTCGATCATCTGGATGGTGTTCAGCAGCCCCGCCGCCGAGCTGTCGTCGGCCTGGTGACGCGGGGAATAGAACGAGTCTGCCACGCCGCCACTCTCGGGCAGCACCTCCCACCAGACCTCGGCATAGGCCAGGTCCCAGCGGAAATGCTGGGCATCGGCATCGGCGATGCTGCCGTCGGCCACCTTGTGCAGCAGGTTGCGCATCTTGGTGATCTGTTCGGCAGGCGTACCCGTCACCGAGGCCGGCACCGTCACCGGATCCTGGCGGCGCACCGCCAGATAGCCGCTGCCTTTTGCAGCCGGCGTGTTGTCGACATAGTCGTTGTGGCGGGTGCGCAGATACCAGCCGTTGACCACCATGCCGAGTTCCGCCAGGCCCATCACGCCCGCGAGATTGGCGTGATCATGAGCGTTCAGCGCCGCATAGCCGATCGTGGTCGGCCGGTACCAGGGCTCTGCGCCGCGACTCCGGATGTTGTACTGGCGGGTGACGATGATGCCGGACTGGCCGGTGGCGCGCAGCACCTCGGCCTGCGCCTCGGCAGCCGACGCGGCTGAGAGCGCCAGACTCGCCACCAGGCGTTCGGTCGAGGCGACCCGCTCGCCGACCTGCCGCTCCAGCAGCAGACGGTACTGTTCGGTTTCCTGGCCGATAAGGCGCAACTGCTCCTTGATGTCGCGGATCTCGGCATCCCGCTCCAGCCCCCGCCGACCCTCGTCCACGAAGGCGGCGCTGAGTGCCGTAGCGGCGGTGGCGCTTTCGGCGATGGCCGGCTCAATCGCCAGATCGAGCGGCTGCCCCTGGTCGACGATCTCGATCTGCCCGAGAGGCACATCCGTAACGGTCAGGCTCAGGCCAACGAGGAAGCGCGTCGGCGCCGACTTGTAGCCCAAGGCGGTATCCGCGCTCGACCACAGCCACACCAACGTACCGTCTTCAGAAAAAAAGCCGATCTCGCGGATCCAGCCCTCTTCCTCACCCGTGAAGGCGGCCGACAGATTGAGCTGATACCGATCCTTGTTCACCTCGGCCTTCGCGATCGGCGCACGCACGAACTCCGACCGCAGCGCCGTGGCTGACGCCGACGGCTGGTACCCTGCGGACCCTGCGGCGACATGGGTGATGCGAAGCTTCAGCCCCTGGATATCGGCATCAAGCACGGCCTGCCGGCCGCGGCTGGTGGTTACGACCTGCAGCGTCGCCATTCGAGCCTCCGAATGAGAAAAGGGGCAGCTCCCGTGTGGAGCCGCCCCTTTCAATTGAATTGTCTGTATCAGGCGTTGGTGGCGTCAGGCCCAACCCGAAACCACCAACGCTACAACCGGCCGCATCAAAGCGCCCCCCTGCCACCAGGACGGAGCAGCCCGCGCGTCGATGTGCACCACGGGCACCGCCGCGGACACCGCGGCATGAACCACCGGCCGTCGCAGCGCCGCACCATGACGCCAAGCCGGCGCCGCCTCACCCGTGATGTCGACCACCGGCACCGCGCCGGCTGCCTCGGCAAGCACCGCAGGCCGGGTGAGGCCGCCCGCCAGGCCTGGACCGCCGGTGACCAGCTCCGAGCCTTCGAGGCTCGCACCGGCAAGGCTGGCAGCCGCCACCGGGCGGCCCAGCGCTGCGCCCAAGACCGCATCGCCGGCATAGCCCGCGCCGAGGCGGATGTCGAAATGCACGCGTACCGGGGCCACGCGGCGCAAGGTCTCGGTCAGATCCTGGAAAAGTTCATCCAGTCCCCAGGCCGGCGGCCGGTCGAGCCATTCATTGACGAAACCATCGACCGTCACCGTGTATGGACGGCCGGACGTTTCAAACCACTCGCTGAAGTCGATACGCACGCCCAGAGCTTCGAGGGCGGTGCGCAGCGCGCGGGGTGTGCCGCGATGGCGGCGGGTTGGGATCGTGGCCCGGATCACCGCCCGCTTCACCTCGACCGGCCATGCCGCCCGCCAATAATCGACACCCAGCCCCCAGGCGAGCCAGGGCAGCAGGTGGGGCGCGCAGGCCTCGACGTCATAGAGCTGGCGGATCTGCACCGGCACCGCACCCAGCCGGGCGCTGGCCCGATCGAGCGCGCGCTCCAGCGCCGATGCGCTGGGCGGCAGCAGGCTTTCGCCTGCGCCGTCGGTCGCGTCGTCGTCACTCATCGCGCCCCATCACCGTGATCGTGATCCCCGTGCACCAAGCCGCCGCATCCCGGCCGATCACCAGGGTGGTCACCGGTTCGTCGAGTTCAACGCGCTGCACGCCGGGCTGATGCAGGGCCGCATGCAGCCCCGAAACGGCGATGTCATGCCCCAGCTTGTGGCGGGCCGAAACATAAGCACCGGTTGCCGCCCGCGCCGCCTCGACCACCACCGCCTCGTCCGGTCCCTGATAGAGCCAGAGCCGCGCCTGCACCGCATAGGGCCGGATCGAGGCCGCCTGCACGCTCACCAGATCGGTCAGCGGCCGCACATCATCCGCATTCACCGCCGCCAACACCCGGGCGAGCAGCGCCGCCGACGGCGTGCCGTCTCCATCGGATCCGAGCACCGTCAACACCACCTGCCCCGGTTCGGGCGAGGTGACGGCGACGTCGCGCACCCCCGCATCGGCCGCAAGCGCATGATACTGATACGCCCCGATCGGCCCCGCGACGCTGTACCCGTCCGGGGCCAGCCGCACCCGATCCCGCAGCCGCTCATCCCCTTCGCCCGACAGGCGAGCCACCCCGAGCAGTGCCGCCAGATGATCCAGATCCCCGGCGCGGGCATGGGCCAGCATCACCGCCTTGGCCGCCTCGTTCACCCGCTGCCGCAGCAGCAACTCGCGATAGGCCGCCACTTCAAGCACCTTCATGGCCGGATCGCTCTCCAGCGCCGAAGGCTCGATGCCCGCTTCCCGACAGAGGCTCAGGAAGTCGGCGATCATCGCCTGTTTGATCGCCCCATAGTCCAGGGTCTCGACCACATCGGGCGGCGGCAGCCGCGACAGATCGATGGGCGCGAAACCGCTCATTTGGCGTCCTCCTCCGCCTGAAAACCGAGGAGACCTACAGCGCTCATCCCGGCATCGAGCCGCAACGCGTCGCTTCGGCGGGTTCCTGCTTCGTTGAGGCGGGCTGCTGATGCAGCACTTACGGCCTCTCCACAGGCTTCACTTCCCGCCTGCCCGGCGGTAGGTCTCGCGACAGCCCGATTATAGGACGCCGACGGCGTCCGCGCTATCCTTCCCCGCCCTGAACGGCGGGGCTTGCCGCACGCCGGGTCACGATGATCCCGTTCAGTTCACGATGATCCCGTTCAGTGTGACGGCCCGTCCATCGGGCAGATAGCGGCCCTCGATATCGAGCGTGATCCGCCCGGGCCCCACAGCCGCCAGGGCCAGCCGCTCCACCCTGAGCCGCGGTTCCCACCGCGCCAGCGCCTCGGCGGCGGCAACGTAGAGATCAAGCGCAAGCGCCCCATCAACCGGCCGGTCGATCAGGTCGAAGATCCGCGATCCGTAGTCGCGAAGCATCACCCGGCTGCCGATCGGCGTGGTCAGGATGTCGCGCACCGACTGACGCAGATGATCCAGATCGGCAAGCCAGCCGCCGGCGGCGGCGTCCATTCCGGCCATGCGCCTTATCCTCCCGCGAAGACATCACCCGAGCCTTCGGCCACGACCGACCCGCAGGCCACAGCATCGCCAACGCGGGCCAAGGCCCGCCCCTCAACGAATACCGCGGACGATCCCGCCGCCTGCACGCTGCCATGGCATTCCGGGATCTCAGGGCAACAATGGACCGCCCAGCCATCGCCCACCCGCAGCACCGGCCGGCCGTTCACGAACACGGCCGGGCTGCCCTCGATCGAGGGTCGGGGTGGCCAGCAGCCATGCCCGGAGCAGCGATCACCCAGCCGCGCAACGCCCGCCATGGCTCACTCCTCCCCGTTCAGATCGATCCGCGGCGCCTTGAGCACCAGGCGCCCAGGGTCCAGCCGGATGAAGGCGTCCGGCCCACACCGGATCTCGACTGTCCCACCCGCCGCGCTCAGATCGATGGTCAGCCGATGCGCCGCGCGGTCATAGGCGATGTCGGTCCCATCCGCATACCGCTCCCGCCGGATGTCCGGTCGTGATGCGGGATCCGGCACAGCGGCCTGATGCAGCGCCGGCAGGATCACCCCCTGCGCCAGATCCCCCGACGGCGACAGAACCACCACCTGTTCGCCGACCTCGGGCACCCAATGCGCCACGTCCTGCCCGGCCCGCTGCGTGATCCAGGGCCGCCAATCGGTCAGCAGCGCCCCGATCGCAACCCGCGCCCGCGAGGCGGCATGGTCTGCCTCGGCGATCGTGCCGATCCGGATCAGGTTGGCGACGCGGCGATGCAGGTCGGTGATCTCGGGGTCGCCGATCTGACCGGTGCGCTCGGATGCTTCGACGCTGATCATGATCCCCCCAGGCAGAGAACATTGTGGATGGCCCCGGCGCCCGGGGCCGTGTCGTCGGTGCCGCCCGCAGACAGGCCGTCACCGGGTGCCCGCCCCGGGGTCAGGTAGGTCACCGCATAGTCGAGCCGCTGTGCCCCGATCGGCATCCGGCCATCGATCTCGATGCCGGTCTCCATCCCCTCATAATCGACCCGATCGAGACGCAAACCATCCACCATCAGCCCGGGCATGGCCGCCTCCACGGCGCCCGCGATCGTATCGAGCCGATCGTCGACATCTTCCCGGGCCATGGCGACGATCTCGATATAGAGGGCAAGCCGCCGCCGGGTCGGGGCGTAGCCGTCCGGATCGCCGGGATCCCGCTCCACATCCTCCGACCGGGTGTAGACGAGGATTGCGGGCAGATCTTCTTCGTCCAGGCGGGACAGGCGGCCGGGGTGAACGCGGTCGCCGACCTCAGGCGCCACACCCTTCAGCAGGGCCGCGGCTGCATGGCGGATACGGGCGCGCGGATGCATCATGCCACCCTCAGCCAGAGCCAGGCCGCAGCGGTGCCATCAGGGTCAACCGCTTCCACCACATAGTCACGCCCGCGGATGGTGAGGCGATGCCGACGTTTCGGCGCCGCCGGCAGGCCGTCGAACCGGACCCAGGCCTTCGCCACGGCATCGACGACGGGCACGCCGATATCGGCGCCCTGACTGCGGATGTCGAGTTCGGCATCAAGCAGCCGGTCCCGGAAGATCACCTCCACCGCAACCGGCCCCGCCCCGGCATCATAGGTGGCGGGCTCCCCGAAGCCCGCCGCACAGGCAGCGGCAAGATCGGCCTGCATCCTGTTCCAGATGGTCATTTGCGAAGCTCCTTGCCGCCGCTCCCACGATCTACGCGCGCACCGTCACCAGCAGATCAGGCCGCGCGCAGATCGGCAGAACATTGCTCTGCGACTTCAGCTCGACGCCCTGGCCATGCTTCAGGACCTCGGGCGAAACGAAGACCTCGACGCCCAGCGTGTTGGCCAGCCCGACATGATCCGGCGGGCCGTCATAGATCCGGAAGGTCTTGGTGGTGCCGAGCGGGAAGGCGTGGCCCTCGCCCGCCGCCACGAAGCGGCCCGAACTGCCGTCGCGCAGACCGGCGCGGGCGCGGCAGACCTCGAACGTCACTTCGCCGAAGGTGAAGCTCTGCACCAGACGGCCACCTTCGGTCCGGCTGGCGGCCAGCAGCTGTTGTGCGGCGATGCTGTTCAGATAGAACTTCTCCACCATGGGATGCGCGGTCAGCTCGGCGAAGAACTCGCCCGAAACCAGACAATGCACCCCGGCCATGGTCTCGCCGCGGAGATTGCCGTCGATATGAGCGACCAGCTCGGCGCACTTCGCCAGCACGTTGGTGGCCGGGTTGGAGAGATCGAAGTCGATCACCTTGGGCGTGATGCCGAAGACCTGGAACCAGTCGTAGAGCACTTTGTTCGCGCCATCGATCAGCTTGCCCTTGATGGCCCCCATCGACAGAAAATCGCGGGTAAGGGCGTGATGCTGGCGGATGTCGAGCAGCGTGTCGGCCGTCGCCGTCTCGATGCTGGCGAGCTGCTGGCGGCCGCTGCCGAACACATAGCGGTCCTGCAGGTCAGAGGGCCGGATCACCGCCTCATGCGGGAAGTGCGGCACCTTGAGGACGACGGTGTGGCCGCTCTTTTCGCCCTGGACACTGCCGGGGGCGCCGCGTTCGGTCGCCTGCAGCACATAGATCTCACCATTGCGGAAGCCGATTTCCACGTAGGTGGAGGCGATCGGCTTCGGCTCGAACAGCCCGAGCCCCGCGAGCCGCCCCCAGCGGTCGGGAATGAGATTGATTTCGTCGGTCAGCTGGACGGCAGTATAGGGAAAGACGATCGGCTGGGTGGTCGGGTCCATCATCAGGCTCCGGAGAACTGGTTTCAATCCACACACCCGCAAGGGTGCGGGTCGGATCGGCAGCCGGTCAGCGCGGCACCAGGCCGCGCGCGGCGAGCCCGGCCAGGGCCGCGGCGGCGACCGCCGGGCCACCCGGTGGGATGATCAGCCCGGCACGCACCAGCACGGCATCACGGGTCACTGCCTGCCCCTCCGCATCCTGGCCAGGCGCGGTGACCACGCGGGTGATCAGCACCCCGCCGACCCGGCCGGTGCCGTCGAGAGCGTCGGCCTGCCAGGGCACGGCCTTGCCGTCACCTTCGGGCACCGTCACGATCCAGCCGTCGCCCTTCGCGAAGGCCGTGCCGCCGGCACTGATCGTGAAGGCGAGATGCTCGCCCAGATAGGCGCCGAGCCCGGCATCACGCAGACGAAGACCATCCGGCGAGATGACAGCGAAGCTTGCCGAGGCCCCGCCTGAGAGGCAGACCACCTCATAGCTCCCCGTCATCACCCGCCTGCCCAGGGCAGCAGCATCGAGCGTGCCGTTGCCCTGATTGCCCGGCTTGGCCGCAACCGTCGGCGCCCCGAACAGCCGGAAGCCGAGGATGGTGCCGACACGCAGTTCTTGCGCGGCATCGGGATCGGCCGCCACCGTCACCACCCGGCGCGACAGACCGTGAGACAGTTCATGGACCAGCACGGCACGGGTCGAGGCCGGCTCGCCGATCACCTGGTAAGGCATGCTCATCGGCTGTCACTCCCCCTGATGGCCCGGGCCGAACCGGCCGAGGCGGGCATTGATGGCAGACCGCAGGCCGCCCGAAGCTGCCGGCGCATCGCCCCCGTCAGGCGCGATCGACGGATTGCCGATGCGGGCCATCAGGGCAGCGAAATCACCCGACGATGCCTCCGCCTGTGCGGCGGGCGAGGCCTGCAGCGTCTGGATTGCCGCATCGGCCGGCAGGCTGGTACGGGTGGCCAGATGGATGGCGAGCGCGGTCCGGCCTTCGGCCGCGGCATTGCCCAGGATCGCCCCGATCCGGCTACGCTCCGCCGCCGCGCCCTCCGCCCGCAGCCGCTCGGCATCGATGCCGGAGGCGGCCGAGACTGCGGCCACCTCCGGCACCGCAGGCACAACCTGCGCCGCGCTCGCGGACTGTGGCATCACGGGGGCCGCGGGCTGCACGACCGCAGCGGGATCGTCGCCCAGCACCGGTTCTGCCGGACGGCCGACATGCGTCGTCGCCGGCGCACCTCCGAAGAGGTGCCCGAAGGTCAGGTTCACCATGGATGTCCTCTGGATCTCGTCTTTGGTCGGGAACGTGTCTCGTGCCGCAGGATCAGCGGCGACCAAGTTCGTTCAGGAAGGCCGCCATTGCCTGTGCAGGCGAGGCGACCACATCGGCAAGCTTCGCCGCCACCGCCTCGGCGCCGGTCAGGCAGCGGGCTTCGGTCTTGGCGGCCGCGGCGGCAGTGAGCCCGGCGCCGCGGCGCAGGCGACCCACCGTCGCGCAGAACAGCTGATGGACGCCCTCCAGCTCGGCGCGGATCGCGTCGCGCACCTCTGCCGGCAGGGGCTCGTAGGGGTTGCAGTCCACCTTGTGCGCGCCGGTATGGATCAGGGTGACGGCGATCCCGGCTTCGGTCAGCGCCGCCGACAGGTCGACATGCATCATCATGGTCCCGATCGATCCGGCGCCGCCGGTCCGCGGGATGGTGATCCGGTCGGCGACGGCCGCGATCGCATAGGCCGCCGAATAGGCCTCTTCGCTCAGGATCGCCCAGACCGGCTTGCCGGCCGCCCGCTTGGCCCGTTCGATATCGTCGACCAGGTCGAACAGCCCCGCCACCATGCCGCCGGCACTGTCGATGTCGAGCACCACACCACGCACCTCGGGGTCAGCCAGGGCCCCAAGCACCTGCACGCGCAGCCCGTCATAGCCGGTATAGCCACCCCAGCCCGACACGCATCCCAGCTTATCGACCAGCACACCCGACACCCGGATCACCGCCACCCCGGCCATCACCGGATAGACCTTCCCGCCCGCCAGCTGCGCCACCGCCTCACCGGGCGACGCGGCCTTCATCTGCACCAGCATCCGCCCCAGCCGATGCGGCGCCACCATGAGCGGCAACCCGACCAGCCGCGCAGCCGGACCGGCGGTGTCTTCCAAGCGTGGCATGTTCGCGACCCTCAAACGACGAGAGGCGGCCCGAAGGCCGCCTCTCTGGCAACTGAAGACATTGCCGTTTCAATCTGCGCCTCAGCGCGCTCATGGATCTGCGTGAGTGGCCTTGATCGAGGCCGTGGCGATTTCATCTCCGCGAGACTGATCATGGCCTGATCTCCTTCGCACGTTGCTCGGCAGGTTCCCGAGCATGGCATTCGGGGGCCAGCGCTTCAAGCTCAGCCCCCATTACGCCACATTACGCAACCGCTCCGCGATCACGCCCTCGATGACATCCATCGGCACCAGGATCGCCGTCCGCTTGCGGTCGGCGAACTGCACATGCCCCTCACCGGGGCGCGCCCTGGGCAGCGACATCAGCGCCCGATCCCAGCCTTGCGCCCATCGGGTGTCGCTGAAGATCCACTGAAGCTGCGGGTGGATCTTCGCAATGGCAACCCACCCTTTCCAATTGTCGGGCTGCACCAGGATGCCGATGCGGGAGAGGGCGCGGCGGGTGTTGCCATCACCCCGGGCCTTCCGGATCAGGCTGCCCACCAGCAGGCCCGTATGCGACACCCGCGCCTCGATCAGATGAGCGAGGCAGGTGACACCGCCCAGATCCGGCACCACCGCGCCGCTCACCGGCACGGGCAAAGCCGGCAGGGGCGTATTCTGATAGGCGCCCTGCGCCACGCGCGGCCCGAAGATGACCTTCACCGTGTGGAGATAGTTCGTCCAGGCGTTGACCTCCCTGGGCGTCAGCTCCCGGTCCGGCACAGCGAACACCGGCACCACCTGCACCTCGTCGCCGCCGGCCATGGCATAATGCCCTGTCCGGCGCAGGGTCGGGAGGACTTCGGCCGTGATCCACTTCTTGAAGCGACGGGCCGCAGGCTTCCGGCTCGTCAGGATCAGGCTGTAAAGGCCGCTCTCGTTGATGACCACCATCTCTTGGTTCCCGGAGGGGGTCTCAACAGTGCTGATACCCCTCTCGTCGCCGTCCAAGCGGGTCGCCGCCATCGACGGGTTGCCGACCTCCAGCACCCGACACACGTCGGCCAGCACGAACCACGGCTCACCATCACGGTCGATCACCCGGACCGCCTGCCCCTCGAAGTCGAACGGAACCACCGTCATGCCGCCACCCCCATCCGCTCGGCATCGGAAATCAGCTTCCACAACAGCCTGTGGCAATCGTCCGCGAAGATCTCTTCGATGAAAGGTGCATCGTGGATGATCACGTCATAGGCCGCACGCCCTTCGCTTACCGCGACGAACAGCCAGCGAAGCTTCACGGCAATCCCGGCAGGGGTGACGGCCGGCGTATCAAGAAGGCGTTCCACAGCCTCGTCATGAAGCCGCCAGTAGGGATGATCATCCTGATCCAGCGCTTCCGGCGTGATTTCCTCCAGGGCCCGGCAGGCGAGCAGGTATTCCGTCCACGAGCGAAGAAGCTTCACATCCGGATGCAGACTGCGGACCGGCGGTTGGGCCTCATCCCCCTGCGGCGGTGGAGCAGCAAGCGTGCTATCGTGTTTGGCAGCCTTGGTCATCGAACTTCCTTTCGATGGTCGGGTCAGGCCGAGGCTTGGTGCGTCACCACCAACCTCGGCCGTTTTTTTGATCGGTCACACCAAGATTTTGCGATAGGATCGCAACATGCATCATGGGACGCAACCTTTTTTGGTTCAGGATCACAAAAAATGGTAACAGGGACGCAAGTTCGAGGCGCGCGCGCTATGCTGCGCCTCACAGTTGCCGAACTTGCAAGGGCAGCAGATGTGTCACCGAACACCGTCGTGCGGATCGAAGCAGACAAGAGCGGCAACACATCAACCCTATCGGCAGTGCGTCAGGCCCTTGAGGAAATGGGCATCCGCTTCACAGAGCACGGGGTCGAGTTGCCGCCCTCGGCATGATCGCGGAGGAACAGACTTCCGCGCCCCCTGCCCCAAGCGCGATACCCTCATTATTGATGAGGGTATCGCGCTCCTCGCCATTGAGGCGCGCCTGTAACACCTCCGGGCGGGGCGGATGGACATCGTGTTCACCTGACGTCTTCGCCGTGCATCACGCCTCTCCCCTTTCAGCCGGTTGGCGATTTCCCCACACCGGCTCCGGCAATCCCGCCGCCGCCCATTCCCGTCGTTCGCGGGCGCGTTGGGCGATGATCTCCTGATAGTCGCGGCCCTGTTCTGCCGCCTCGTCCTCCAGCGTGCTAAGGCCGTTCTCCATCCGGATGCGGGCGGCTTCCGCCTCCTTGACCGGATCGACCCAGCCGCGGCCCGGGCCGATCCACCGGCTGGCGGTATAGGCCGGCAACGCGGCGTGGAAGGCAGGCGCCCCCTTGGGCAGGCGGAGGCGGCCGGACATGACGGCTTCCTCCAGCACCGCCACGAACACCAGGGTCGGCACGGCCTGACTGAAGGTCTCGCGGCGGACGGTCAGGCCGCGCCAGATCTCCAGCAGGGCGGCCCGCGCCGAGCTGTAGTTCACCTGGCTCCAGTCCTGCGACACCTGTTCATAAGACTGGCCCGTGGCCGCGGCGATGTTCCGAAGCCCGGCCGCTTCGAAGGCCGCGAACGCGACGTTCGGGCGGGTGGCGGCCGTGAAGTTGAAACGCTCGCCCGGGAACAGGGTCGGGATGCGCACGCCGCCCAGCATCAGGCGCCGTTCGTCGTGGAAGGCCTTGCGCAGATCCTGATAGCCCTGGACCACACCGGCGCCGTTGGCGTAGCGCTGATCGGATAGCGCATCCTGCAACAGGCTGTGATCGAAGGGGCTTTCGATGAAGGCCGCGAAGATTGCGTTCAACACCGCCGCCTGCAGCTCAAGCCGATGGTGTTGGTGGCGCATCTTCAGCGCCTCGACGATCGGCGCCAGACGCGACATGCCCCGCGTCTGGCCGGCCCGGTCGCAGTCGTAATGATGCAGGGTCACCGGCCGCCCCCACGGGGTTTCGCGGGGGGACCGGGTCCAGCTCATTCGCTGGGCATCCGGCCGGCCGTCTCCGGGGTGGGCGTTCCGGATGTGGTAGGCGATCGGCGCGCCCAGATCGTCCATCTCCACCCCGCGCGACAGGGTGGGACTATCAGGGCGGCCAGCCGGATTGCTCAGCCGGTCGGGATCGAGCACCCGGACCGCCGTTGCCCAATCACCGCCCCGCTCCGGCAGCCAGTAGAGCGCTGCAAGCCCGTCACCATCGACGACATAATGCCGGTAGATCTGCCCCATCAGTGCAGGGAAGGTCAGCCGCCGGCCGACGTCGCAATAGCGCCGCGGATCGAGCGCCCAGCCGCGGAAAAGCGCTTCCGCTTCCGCGGACCATTCCGCCGCCGCCTCAGGGGAGATGCCGAGCGCCCGCCAGTCTGGCTTGTGCGAGAGCCGGAACTGCGCGCCGATCGCCATGTCGATCTCGCGCCGGACCAGCCCCGAGGCCCAGCCATTGTTCCGAACCAGATCGCGGATGCGCCCGACCGCAACATCCCGCGCCCCGGCCACTTCGTCATCGGGCGTGGTCAAGCCCGGCAACCAGGTGCCGAGATCCTGCGACATCGGTTCACCGGCGGTGTAGGCAGCCGCGAGGGCGCGGGCACGGGTCGCCTTCGACAACGGCCGTCCGTCCGGCCCCCACAGCTCCGCCACCATCTGTCCCCCTGATCAGAAGTTCACGCCGATCGCCCGCCGGCCAGGGCCGCGCCCGGCCTTGACCCTGAGTTCGGCAATCCATGCCCGCAGGTCACCGGCGCGGGCGGCGGTGTAGGTCACGCTCTTGCCGTCATGGGCGACGGTCACGACCCTCTGCCCGATCATCAGCGCATGCAGCGCCGCCTCCGCCTCGGCGAGCATCCGCCGGGCCGTCTCGATCTCTTCGGTCATCCTGGTCCTCGTGGCTGACATCCTCTCCACCCTGAAGGACGGAGGTTCCGGGATTGCCGATGGTTTCCATGCGGTTCTCCTTCGGTTGGTTCCTGCTTCACAGGGCCGCTTTCTGCGGTATCCCTCCACAGGCTTCAACGCGCTGTCCGCGCGCCGTAGACGGTTGATGGCGGCCTTGGTTTCAGGCGATGCGGGCCACCACCCGCCGGGCACCGTCGGCGACCGGCGGCGGCACCACATCTTTTGCGGGTGCGTCGATCACTTTTGGTTGTGGCGTCGTCAGTGCTGGCGCCAGGCGTTCGGTCCCCGGCCGCGGCGCCCAGAGATCGGCAAGATCCGGTTGCGCCGAGACGGGCGTTGCCGCCGCCCGTTCCGCTTCGATCCGCCGCCAGCCTTCATCGAGCAGCATGTCGAGCCCCAGATGATAGGCGAGCGCCCGGGCGCCGACGGTGATGTCCAGCGCCTCGTTCGGCCGCCCCTGGATCTTGGTCCAGACCCGTTCCACCCGGCCGCTCTTGTGGACGTGTTCGGTCAGATGCTCGGCGGTGAGCTGGGCGAACCAATGCTCGTCGCACCCGACCGGGAAGTGCAGCACGCCGGAGGGCCAGGCGCCCGCGTCGTCGGGGCCCGCGATGGTCAGCCGCAGCGCTGCATAGACCCAGGCCTTCAGCTGGTAGGTACCCGTGGGCCAGATCTTGACCCCGTTGCGGATCTGCCGCCCGTCCCAGCGGATGTCGACCGCCCTGGGCGTGCCCATCATCGGCAGCAGATGACCGGGCCGGCCGTCGAGCGCGAAGACCCGCGGCCGCCCACGCGCGAACATGTAAGCGTGGTGCGAGAGATAGCCGGTGTCGATGCCGAAGGCCTCGATCGGCCAACTACAACCTTTGTGATCCTGATATTTCTTACCTACCACTTCAGCGAGCGCCTTCCAGACCGGGGCCGTCCCGGGATCGCTGTGCGGGTCGCCGATGATGACGCCCTTGTCGATCAACCAGCCGGTCATGCCGCGGCCCCAGGCATAGACGCCGTATTCGATACGGTCCTTCTGGATGTCTGCCATACCCGTGAGCACCAGGCCGCCGGGCGGGATCTGGCCCAGGGGATAGTCCTCCACCCGCTTGGCCAGCTCGACATAATCCGGTGCCTCGCCCTTCTCTTCGTAGGGCTCGCCCAGCACCTGTTGCGAGATGATCTTTTCCTTGTGCGGGTTGCCCTCCGCCTCGGCGATCTCCTTTGCGGTATCCGCCCACGACACCTGCGGGTTGTAGACCTGCCAGAGCGCGAAGCCCGGCTCGCGCCCGCCGCTGGACCGGGCCAGCCAACGGCCAAGCTCTTCCGGTTCAAACCAGTCCGGGGGCGCCTGATCGGTGGCGTCCTCGCGCGCCGGGAACGTCTTGACCCACTGGCCGGCGGCCAGCATTGCAGGCTTGTGATGTTCCTCGATCACGCAGCCATTGGCCGGGCAGACGAACCAGGCGGTGCGCAGCTCACCGATCAGGTCGGAACGAAGAGCCTCCGGCTTGAGGGTATGGAACACGCCGCATTGCGGGCACGGCACGTATCGGCGCCGCTGATCGCTCACCTGCCATTTCTGATCGATCCGGCAGCTGCCCTTGATGCCCGGGGTCGAGTTCCAGAAGACCTTCTTCCGCGCGCTCCAGGCCTTCGTCCGAGCCTCGGCCATATCAGCGGGATCGCCACGGCCGTCGACGTCGAAGGGGTATTCGCTCACCTCTTCGAGCAGGATCACCCGGGCCGAAATCATCTGCAGGCCCTTCGAGCTGTTGGCGCCGGTGACGACGCAATAGCCACCGCGGAACTTCTTGAACGCCGTGGTCGAGCCGTCTTCGTCGCGGCTCTTCTTCTCCTTCACCACCCGTTTCAGCCGTGGCGTGGCCTCGATCATCGGATCGAGCTTGCCTTTCACATACTTCTTCGCCTCGTCGAGCGACGGCAGCACCACCAGGATCGGCGCCGGCTCATGGTCCATGATCGCACCGATCAGGTTCAGCCCGCCTTCGCTCCCGCCCACCTGCGCCGACTTCCGGAAGGTCACCGACCGGCAGGGATGGGACAGGCTCAGGCAATCCATGATCTCGACCAGATGCGGCATGCGGTCATTGCGCCACTCGCCGGGGAAGGGCGAACCGCTTTCCGCCGCCACGATCCGCGGCGCCTTTTCCGCCCAGGCCGAGACGGTCAGCCGCGCACGCGGCCGGAGCGCGGCAGCCAGCGCCCGCGCCACCACCACCCGCGCATCGGGCAGCCCGTCAATCTGGCTCGTCTGTGCGGGGACCACCTCCCGCCAGGTCTCTGATGGAGCGATCGAGTTCATTCGCGAAGCGTTCCATGATGCTGCGATCGGCCGCGTCCAGCCGTGCCGCGATGTCGTTCGGGTCCGTCAGGGTGGCCAGCTGCGGGGCCACCTCCGACACCCGCAACGCCAGCGCCTGCACCAGGCGCTGCGCGGCATCCTGCAACGCCGTCTCCACCGCCCCGCGGTCGACCATCCGGCCAAGCCGTTCCGCCAGATCCAGGCGCGCGCGTTCGGCTCGCGTCCGCTCATGCTGGGCGCGGGCCTCGGCATAAGAGCCGGGCATCGGCCCGGAGGCTGCCGGCGCCACGGCCCGTGGCCGCGGCCCGGCCGCCGCACCCTCATCACCCCCAAGCCCCCCCGGCCCCCGTGCCGGATCGGCCGTCAGGTTCAGCAGGTCGTCGGCTTCCTCCGGGTCGATCAGGCCGTCATGCAGAGGCAGCCGGCCGGCCTTCACCAGCTTGTTGACATACTGTTTCGACCGGCCGACCCGCAGCGCATAGGCCGCCTGCGTGATCAGCCGCGATCCGGCATCGGTCATGGTCGGTGGTCCACCGGTTGACGGGGGACCAGTCAACCCTGCGGTCTACCGGTCAACCCTGTTTTCGGAGCCCTGCACTGGCGAAGTCCCGCGGCGCGCGGCACCCGCACGGGGACACGCCCGGGAAGGACCCGGAGGGGGTGCCGACGGGGGGGGGCCGCGGCCCGGTTTCGAGGGGTCATCGGGCGGTGGCGAGGGCGGCCGCGAAGGCCTGTTCGAAGTTGTCGGCGAAGCGGACGAAGGCGACGCGGCGGACCGTGTCGCCCATGCCGAGCCGCGGCTCGATCTCGACCGAGGGCGCCATGAGATACATGAGCCGGATGGGCTGGCGCATCTTCCCCTTGTAGCGCCCCTTGGACATCCGCTGTTTCCGACCACTGCGCATCCAGATGCCGTATTCGACATCGCCGTAGTCGCGGTTCCTTGATGCTGACCGCGAGAACATCTTGAGGCCGTGGGACGATCGCCCCACCAGATGCCGGGGGCCACCCGCGGCACGCGGTGTGCGCGCCGTGGCATAGGCCCCCTGCGTCGACAGCGGCGCCGCGAAGAAGCTCGGCTTGTCCAGCAACGCCCCCGGCCATCGCGAGGGGCGCGTGGTCTGGCCCGGGTTGCGCCGCACCTCCACCGGCTTGGCGACGCTCTTCCCGTTCCGGCCTTCCTTGGTGCCGCCGGTTTCCTGGCGGGCCATGAACTCGTCCCGGGAATAAACCACGGCTTCGAGCCGGTCCCGCCGCGCCGGCTGGATCCGGATCCCACGCGCCACCCACCCGGTGCGGATGGTGAAGCGCTCGGGCAGTTCCGCGACGACTTCGCCCTGTGCTTCCTGCGCGGTCCGGGTCAGGGCGACCGCCGCCGCGAACACTGCCTGTTTCCTCGACTGCCGAAGCGCCCGATCGAGCGCGACCCGGTCGAGTGAGACGTCGATGTCCATCAGGCCATTCCCCAACAAAACAAAGGGGTGCGGCCATTTTCCTGGCCGCACCCCTTTGTCTGCACGTGCAAAACTTAGGTATTTTGTAAAGGATTTTTCGTGGGAGGGTCAAGCGCCTTTCTGCATCTGACCCAGATCATCCCGCCTCCGCGCCCAGGGGCTGGCTGGCGCAGTGGGGCCGCGGATCTCGAAAAGCTGCAGACACCCCGGCCATTGGGTGAGCAGAGCGACCAGACGAACAAGGCCTTCATGCCAGAGGGCCCAGGTCTCCCGTGCGGCCCGGTACTCCTCTGCCGTCGGGCGAGGCTCAACCGGGCACAGCACCGGGTTGCGGTTTCGATCGTAGATCACGACCGGTTTACGCCCCCCCGATGCCAGCTCCCGCCATTGCGGTTCCATGCGGAGACGGCCGGCCGTCCAGTCGGGACGCTCACCTACCCTGGCAGAAAGGATGATCAAGGCCCCCATCCTTGACGGCAGCATGGAGACCGCCTCGTGCACGGTCTCGGCATCGCTATGCAGGGACTGCGGCACCCGGTCTCCGCTGGCGCTTCGAATTGACACACCCGTCTGCCCAAGCCCATCGAGAACCGATGCTTCAGCCCATCCGGCCGGTCCTTTCGGAAGAGCTGCCTCTTCCGCCCGAATGACCCGATCAGCCCGCTGGGTCTGATAGGTCCAGATCAGAAGATCTTCAATGTCGATGCGACGCTTGATCATCAGCTAGGCCCCGTAACCCGGTGTAACCGCCGCCGTAACCACGCTAACCATCTGTTTTCCTTATATATAAATATCTAAGGTTACAGAGGTTACAGAGGTTACGGTACGAATTGCGCGTGCGCGCACGCGCGCGTACAGGTGTGCATGATGTTGTCGGTGTAACCTGCGTAACCGCTGTAACCCCCTACACAACCCGTTGATTGGGAAGGATCTTCAGGGTTACAGCCAAGGTTACGGTCAGATACGGCCGTAACCGGCAGGCGGGGGACCGGGGGCAACGAGCGGCCGGTCGACATGCTCCGGCCCCGATCCTTGCCCATGCGGGCATATCATTCAAGCCGGAGGCATTGCTCACCCCTCGTCCTGCAATCGCAAGGCCGGTATCGGCAACAGCGTGCACCGCGACAGGCGTCCTCCAAACTTCAGGGCCTTGGGGGATACCCTTGCCCCTTCGACGTTTCTGAGAGCCTGCATCCAGACCCCCGAGCCTTCCGGCCGCTGCCCCCAATGGGTCCCCGCATAGATGCCTGCCAAACCCTGATGCGCATTAGCGACGGCAAGCCATGTCTCGCCATCTTCACGATGAATGGCGAGGCCGATCCTTCGCAGGGTCTTCGCAGCGTCACCACCGCGTTGGATATCAAGCGCCTCAACGACCATCTCCCCCACCGTCGATCGCTGGCCGCTCCGCCAGAGGATGTCCGGATGCGAGGTGAGCAGCCGATCGAGGCAGCGTTCATGGTCGGGCGCCTCGTCCGAGATCAGCGCCAGATCCCCCGGATCGAGCGCACGCACGGCATCGGCGACCACCTCTTCAGTCGGCAGATCATCACCGCAGAGCGCCGCCGCCGCGCCGAGCAGCGTGCCGTACTGGTCGGCGCCCCGGATCTTGTGCCCCGAGGCGACCAGAGCCTTGCGGTACAGCTCAATCCCGGCCTGCACCATCGGCAACCGGTCGATCAGACGGCGGTGGATGCCGGGGCCGAGATCAGCGAAGCGGGCGATTTCCTGGTTCATGTCGATCAGGCGGACGTTCGGCTGGTTCTCCAGCGGTTCAAGATTGATCAGCGCCAGACGCTGCAGATTGGTGGCAGACAGCGACGGTCTGAGGGTGGAAGAGAACAGCAGCGCGGTGTTCATCTGCACGCTCGATGTCTCGTGCCGCGCGGAGGATCGACCGGAGCCGCCGCCACCCCGGGTCGAGGCGATCCGCACCAGCTTCATGATCGCCTGTTCCTGTCCGGGATCCGCTTGCGGCTCGTGCTCGTCGATCGATACCGGCCGCGCTGCGCCGGCCAGCCGATCGCGGATGTAGGCCGGTGTGGGATCGGCTTCATGCAACAGCCAGCCGCGCAGGATCGCGTGTATCAGCTTCAGCAGCGCAGACTTGCCGCTGCCGGGCCGCCCGGTCACCCAGATCGACGACCGCCAGTCCAGCACGCCGATCAGATAGGCAACGCAGATCCAGCCGAGCACAAGGTCCGGTTCAATCTCGGGCCGGCTCCAGTTCCATGTTCCCAGGAAATCCCGAAGGACCTCGATTTCATCCCGGCCCGCCGGCCTGTCCGCAGGGTGCGGCAGCGACGCACGCCCGGAATAGACCCGGCGGCCGACCAGCCCGGGCGGTTGCCACCGGCCGTCAACGAGAACCGCATCGCCGCAATGCACCACCAGCTGCCCGGTATCCGGATCTGACCAGGTCCCGACACCGCATTCCAGCTCGGCCGGATCGATGATGCCCCGGCGGGCGCAGGACGACATCAGCCATTCGGCCGCCGCATAGGCGTTCCAGCCGTCGGGATTGCCGCGGCGCCGTCGCGGCTTCGCCGCCGCCGATGCGTCGGCAGCGACTTCCTGCCCTCCTTCCGCCCCCGGCTCCGCTGCCGGCGCTTCAGCCGGCGCCTTTGCATCCGCCTTGGCATCCCGCGAGGGCCAGCGCTTGCGCAGCCAGTCGATCCGCGGCGCGAACAGGCCGGCAATGTTCAGGCGGTTGTGTTTGCCCGCTTCAAGGCTCAGCACCTCGTTCATCGGGGTGAGATAGAGATAGCGGCCCTGGCTGGTACCAAGGCACAGCACCGGGCACGGCCCCGCCTCGCGTTCATTCGCCTGATCCTCAGGCCCCCCGGCCGGCGGCGGGCCGGCCGCGTCGAGGCTGTCGAGGACATCCTGTTCACTCACGCACCACACTCCCCGCGGGCCCGGAGGCACCAGCCGATGTCGGGTCGGCAGCAGAGCCGGGACCGGGGCCATACAGCCGCTCACCGATCTGGCGGATCACTTCCCGTTCAGCCCAGTCCAGCCGCGTGTCGGCGCCGGAGATCACCAGGATGCCGTCTTCGCGCCAGCCCCGGCGCTTCACGGTTTCAACGTCAGGCCGCGCGGATTGAATGCGACCAAGGGCGCAGCGCGGCGCCACCGGGCGTTCACCCGGTTGTTTGCGAACTCGGCTCACGTGGCGTCCTCCAGAGTGGGGAGCGAGGTGGAAGGCGGAGCGGATGCCCTGGCCGGCTCGTCCCGCTCTGCCAGAAGGTCGTTGAAGTCCATGCCGCGCGGCGGCCATGCGACCAGCACCCCACGGCCCTCCGCCCTGAAGCGTGCGGCCGCCCGGGCGATCAGGGCTTCGTAGACCAGCGGGTCGCGGGAATCGTTGTCGGCCAGGATCAGCACCCTGCGGCAGATCTCGGGCAACCGGATGCCCGGCCCGTCCATGTCCGGGATGGTCGAGGGCAGGCACAGCTTCGGCCGGTCGGCGGGCGGCGACGGATGCGGCCGCCCCTGCCCCTTGCCGCGGCCATGGATGTTGACGAGCGAGCCGGCCGCCCACACTGCCAGATCGGGCCGCGCGGTCAGCACCGACAACCCCGTCTCGATCCCCTCGGAGATGGCGATGGTTTCGGCCGCCGGGGTCAGGCGGATGGCACCGCCCCTCACCAGCCCCAGCATCTTTTTCGCCCGGTCGAGCCCGCGCGCCTTGTAGCCGCCGGCATCGAGATAGGTCCGATGGACCCCGACCACCCGGCCGCGAACATCCTGGATCGCCGCAACCATTGCGTCCCAAGTGCCCTGTGTCCGGCCGCGATCATGGAAGGCCAAGCGCGGGCAATAACGCAGGGTCGGGGGCAGGGCACAGACGATCCCACGGCGCCGCAGGTAGCGCTCGGCAGTGGTGCCGCTGATCGGCTGCGATGCGAACCAGATGTCCCGGGCGCGATCCACCCGCCCCGCACGGGCTGCAGTGTCATCGATCGGGGGTTCCGGGGGCGGCGGCGGGGCCGGCCTGGCCCGCCGTGGCCGGCCGGCCGGCGCCGGGCTGATCCCCGCATCGATCTCCAGCTCTGCCAGCGCCTCGCGAAGCGGGATCCGCTCGATCTGCGAGACGAACTCGATCACGTCGCCATGGGCGTTGCAGCCGAAGCAGTAGAAGCGCCGCCTGCCATCCGAGACGGTGAAGCTTGGGGTGCGTTCGTTGTGGAAGGGGCAGAGACCGACCTTGTGGTGTCCGCGAGCGGTCAGGACCACATGCCGGGAGACCACGTCGGAAAGGGCAATCCGCTCGCGAACCTCTGCGGCACGACGGGCAAAACTCGCCTCAGCCGCCGACATGGCGCCGGCCCTCGCTACCAAGGGCCGGATAAGCGATAGCTGCCCCTGCGCTGTTCGCCTCGCTCACCAGTCGGCGAACATCAACCGGGCGACCGTCGATGCAGAGCCGGCCGCCAACCTCTTCCATAACCGTCCGTCCGGACTTCTGGAGATGAACCATGGCTTCGCGGACGGGGCCGCGCAGGCTGTACCAACTCATGCCCCACCCTCCCCGTCCGCGATCATCACCCGCAGGTCGCGCGCCATCGCCGTGGCCGCCTCGATCACCTGTTCGGCTTCGACCAGCAGCCGCCGCAGATCCTGGCGGCACAGCACGCCGTCCGCAGACGCGGTGATCAGCGCCCGCGACACATCCCCGGTCTCGGCAACCAGGGCATGCAACCGATCCGAGGGCTGAAGGATCGGCCGCCTGTCGCCGCCCAATCGCCGCAGTACCAGATCACGTTCATGCTCCAGCGTTGGGAGAAGGCGAGGTTCTTCACCACCCGCCATCAGCACCGCATCAAGCTGCGCCGCCGCCCGCGCCGGCAGGACGCGCCGGTCATCAGGATCGGACACATGCAGCAGGTGATCCCGGCTCAGGCCCGTGGCGTCGCGGATCTGGCGGGGCGACAGATGGTCGAGCGCCGCCATCAGGGCGGCTTCGATCGTTTCGGCGGGCCGCAACTTGGTCATGACACCCTCATCGATTGTCTCGGGCGGACGATGCGCGGCGCTGTAAGCTCAAGCGATCGCCACATCGGCAATGCCCGCCAAGTCGTTGATGCCGACTTTGACGCCGTCTTTCGCAGCGTTCCGGATGATCCGCTCCCAATGGGCTTGCGGAACGAAGCCCCCTGTACCGCCCCGTTGGCGCGTGTGACTCCATCGGTAGACGGTGACGACGCTGACGCCCGCCCATCCGGCCAGGCTTTTGGCGCCAAAGCGGTCGATCAACCGCTTCGCAGTGTTGGACATGACGTGCTCCCGCAGATGCACAACTGCCCAAAACTTACGAATATCGTCATGATAGGGTCAAGCGCATTTATGATCTGCGTAAATGAACAGCCCCATCCCATGCGTACAATGTGCAGCATGAGGAAGCCCGAACTGCCACGCGCATGGCTGGCGCGCCTTCTGGACGCCGCCGGCATCACAAAGAAGCAACTCGCTGACGCGCTGGGGCTGCCGCCTCCCCGTGTGAGCGATATGCTGGCCGGGCGACGCCGCATTCAGGCGAAAGAAATCCCGATCATGGCGAAATTGCTCGGCCTTGAGCCGGCCGAGCTTCTTCGCATGGACACGACAAGCGATACGTCTCAGGTATTGACCGTTGAACCACCGACCGCATTCGCGCGCATTCCGGTTGTCGGGAGCGTCGAAGCGGGGTATTGGTCCACGGTCATGTCCCTACCTGAACACGAATGGTCGTGGATCGCCGTCCCGATGCTGGATGACAGGATCAGCCCCACACAGCTCTTCGCGCTCACTGTGCGAGGCCAGTCGATGGACCTGATCTACCCAGAGGGAACCTTGCTGGTCTGCATGCCGATCCATCACGTACCGCGCCCGCTGGAAGACCGCGATCACGTTATCGTTCGACATCAGCGCAATGGGGAGTGGGAGACCACGGTGAAAGAATACCGGGTAGACGAGGATGGCAGCAAATGGCTGGTCCCGCATAGCAGTAAGCCAAGCTATCAAGCGATCAAGCTGCCCGACAACGACAATTGCGACAATGGAACAGACAATGATGGCATCGCCGTCATTGCTCTTGTTTATGCAGACTTTCGCAGGCGTGCTGCTATATAGTTATTATATAATGCAGCGTCAATAACAATACAGCAAGAGTTCCGAATTATACCGTACGCGTTTGATGCGCTCACTTCATTGAAGCCACTTTCTGCTCTAAATTTTGTATAAATATTGTACCTTCCATCAGTATTAACCCGCCCAGGCACCGCACGGAATCTGCGTCGAGGAATTCATGCGATGGATAATCCGGTGATGGCATCATTATACCAAGGAAAGAGTGCGATATCGACCATGGCTCCGGATGCGGGCGCCCTGCATCATGCCGTCATGGCACAAAACCACGACATTCGCGCGCGCCGCGGAGCACTCAAAGAAAAGATCAAGAAAGCAGGTATCCGCTACGCCGACATCGCTCGGGCGTGGGGACGGGACGACGCGACCATCGTCTCGAAGACGCTTGCAGGCACGCGGCGCATACAGCTGGACGAGGCACAAGCCTTGGCTGCACTGTTGGATGTCACCTTGGCATTTGTAGCCGAGGCATTTGGCCAAGAAAACGAAGCCGCCCCTACCATAAAAGAACAAATCCCTACTCCAGAAGTGGCCACACAAGCGCCGACACCAGCAGTCTCAAATTATATTTCCCGCGATCTTCCAGTTCTGAGTCCTCCAATGCGGATCCAGGATGAGACGAGAGATTTTTGCACAAAGGTTGGCGGGTATATTGATCGCCCACCATTTCTATGGGGTATCGAAGACGCTTATGCGGTGTATGCCCGGAATTCTATGATGGAGCCGCGGTACTCGCCGGGGGAACTTCTCTTCGTGAATCCCGTAAAACCCGTTGTAGCCGGCTGTTATGTCGCCGTGCAGCTGCGGAGCATCGCCCCCGAGGCGGCGGATGAAGGGCTGGTCGCTCGATACATTGGACGGCAGGACGGCGATGTCATCTTGCGCCGGCTTAACCAGGCCGAAAATGCGGCCTTCAGTGACCGTGACATTGTTGCGATTCATCGCATCGTCGGAGCGACAGAAGGATAGTGCGATAATCACATTGACAGAATCGCTGCCGTAAGCGGTCTATCGAACACGCGGACATGACGGAGCCATAACGTTTCGCGCCTGATGCGATCTCGTCAAGCGTCGTGATAACGCGGTGCGCGCAATCAACTTTTCTTGCGTGTGGAAAATATAAGGTCAAGTCCAAAATCAATATCGTTCTGGCTTCGGCCGCGGATCTGCTCGATGTTCTCAAGTATTGTTCTGACTACGGCCACCTTTTGCTCGGGGCCCAAATTCACGCGGCGTTTATTTTGCCATGTTTCGATAGCAAAAACGACGGAATATACATCATCCAACGTAATAATGTTTTCAGAGGTGGAAGAATTCTGCTCATCTATTGATTCAGTATTGGCGAGAAGCTGGTGGGGCTCGCAGCCGAGCACTTTTGCAATTGCATACAAGCGGCCTTCGCGGAGCCCCGTCTTCCCCGTTTCGAGCCGATAAATTGACATAGAGGTTAATCCAACAGCTTCTGCGAGTTTCTCACGGGTCATGCGAACCCGTTCCCGCCATTCTCGAATGCGATTCGGAGCGTCAGCCATCGGGATGGTAGTTTTGATGCCTGTGTTCATCTCGAACGATAGCCCGG